AATAGCATTGAACCCGCCAGCGGTGCCGCTGTTCAGGATCTCGTCTTCCAGGTGCTCAAGGTGTGTGTTTTTCATACCCTTATTATAGGCCCTGACAGGGGTTATGGGGGATTGAGTGTGCCAGTTTGTCATCTGAACCCAGGACCGTTCGCCCATACTACGAGAGAGCGGCGAGTCCCATGAGTCACAGGTGTGACACGATGCAGAGCATAACTAGGAAAAACAGTAACTATTCCACGATCATTCGCTGTTGTATGTATATTTCCATCGTTAATCTGTAACTCTCCACCTTCATAATCATCAGGGTCACTAAGTTGTACTGACATGCTCAACTTTCTAGGTGGCATATCACCAAGCAACATATTATCTACATGCCAACGATAAAATGATTTGTCATCATGATATACCGTGTACTGCAAATGTTCATGGAATCCAGTGATATCAAATCTCCAATGCATGCCATTCATACATCTAAGAATTTTGCCTAGTTTTTCATATAACCACTCAGTATCCTCATTTAATGCAATCCATGAGTTTCTTGACTTTCTAATACTTTCTTCTATTTCCTGTGATTCTTCATCAGGGCCTACAATAGACTGCTCAGGATTTAATGACTCACCATAATGAATGATTCGATCACATTCTTCAGGTGAAAATCCATCTTCCCAAGACTCATACAAGATTTCCCCCATACCAAAATTGGGTGGGGGGCATAAACGATAGATTGACATAACAAATTAGAAAATTACTTTAATGTCTCCACCATTAGGAATGACTTGATACTTGTCACCATTAACAGCGCGTCCACCCTGTCCACCAGCAGCACCACCGAACGCGGGTTGACCCCAATCTCCACCAGATCCACCAGGTTGTCCAGGTTGACCAGGTTGTCCAGGTCCACCAGCATTTCCAGGGGTTCCAGGTTGTCCAGGTTGACCAGATGATCCTCTACCACCAGGTGTTCCAGGTTGTCCACTTCCACCCTTACCACCAGGTGTTCCAGGACTACCCGCAGAGCATCCTGCAGGGGTTCCAGAACCTCCAGGTTGTCCGCTGCCTCCAGGAGTTCCAGAACCACCAGGAGATCCGCTACCACCGCTACCACCAGGTGTTCCAGATCCACCGCCACCACCAGGGGTTCCAGGGGTTCCAGGAGTGCCAGGTTGACCAGTTATGTTGCCTGTCTTGTAGTTCCACCCACGGCCAGGAGCACCTACGCCCTTTACACCGCCAGTGCCGCCACCGCCATTATATCCAGCGGGACCACCTGATCCACCGCCACCGCCAGATCCACCTGATCCGCCGCCGCCACCGCTACCGCCGCCGCCACCTGATCCACCACCACCGCCAGATCCGCCAGAGCAATACGATCTTTGCTGCTTGCCTTGCCTCTGTTGGAATCCAGATCTGTCCTGATAACCTTGTCTATCCTGCCGTGGTCCGCGTCTACTACGGGGCCAACCTCCATATCTCTTGCGTCTATCTCTTCTATTTCTGTTACTTCTTCTATCCTGCTTACCAGATCTCTGCTGATATCCTTTACGCTGTTGTCCACCACCACCAGGTGATCCAGGGGATCCAGGGGATCCACTACTACCACCTGATCCGCTGCCGCCACTGCCACCAGGTGATCCAGGTGATCCAGGTGATCCAGAAGATGCACCAGATCCACCACTACCACCTGATCCATTAACTCCAGTTTTTCCACCACCGCCACCAGCATAAATGCGGGAGTCTGATCCTTCACACTCTACAAATACTTTACGAAGTGAAGGAGCACCAGGATTAGAAATTTGTACGGCATGACCACCAGGTTGTCCACCTAATGCACCACCAGCAGAATAAACTCCATAGGATGGTGGAGAATTATTTACATAAATGTTGAGGTTTGATGATGGATCATCAGCAATAACAGCAGGAGTTGAGACATCAGTACTAACAACTCTACCCTTTAACCTTAGATACTTTGATATATTTCTATTAAGATTACCGCCCCATTGTGCATTGATACTAGGAGTGCTAGGACTATTCAGATCGGTAACATTAAAGTTCTCTTCCTCAGAATTAGGTGCCTGCTCAATAATATATTCTTTAATAATACCTCTAAGATCTTGAGGTGTAATAGCTCCACTTGTACCTACACCAACATTTTCAACTGCATCTAAAACATATGGTAAGTGTGGCGTTCCTGTGGATGTAGCATACTTACCAGTATTAAAATCATATGGTGCATCAAGGTCTGTAACTCGATGTAACTCAGATGCTGCAATAGGGGCAGAACTGTTACCAATTGCTGCCCTAATTTCACCATATGAGATCTGAGTACCAGGTGTACCTGTTAGGAGTTGTTGAGTTTTTTCGCTCCAATCTCCGTAAGCCATATATCAATCCTTATGATAGCGTGAATGTTACGGAACCGATTCCTGCAACAGTGATAAACACTTTACTTGGGTCCGATGCGTCCTGCTCAATATTTAGGGCCGATGTTCCAGAGGAAACATAAGATCTAAAAATGCTGGCATCAGTTGCACTGGAACCCTGTTGAGTTGCATATTGGTGCTTATTGTACTGCTTGTTATATGTCATGTGTGCAGTACCAAAACCAACAGGAGTTACACCGAACTCAGCACCAGGTTGAATAACATTGTCAACATTAGCATTAATCTTGGTAGCACGATCAGCATCATTAGCAACAACACCACCAAGATATCCAAGTTCCTCGATCATATTGCTATTATCGAAGTATGGTGAATTAATAGTCGCCAGTCCAACAGCATCACCATTTTTATCAATAAACTTAAGTTTGTTGATATCGTTATTAATATTAAACCAAAGACAACCAGGTTTAGCACCAACAGGTGTGTTATCGTCTAATCTAGGAAGAATAATACTACCAGCACATTCACCAAGATCAAGTGCAGAATCTGGATTAGCAGTATCAAAACCAACTTTGATTAATCCACCACCTTCAGTACCACCAATACCAGTGTGATTACTATAGAATTTAGTGTTTTTATACACCTCAAGAGCGTTACTATCATCGGCACTAATTTTAGTACCAATACCTACACCACCCTCAAATACTGTCTCACCACCAAGGAATTCATTTGATGGACTTCTCCTATATCCCACATACAAATCAACATCACTGTCTCTCTTACCAGAAGTTGAACCAATACCAATACCACCTTCACCAAGAACTGCAATCTCAGCATTATCGAACAATGCGATTCCTTCTTGAACAGGAATACCAGCAAGTGTAGTATTGAAACCAACTCTAGTAATCAGAAGGTTAGTTCCTGCACCATCAGTAATATCTAAGTTTGCAACTGTGGTAACACCACTACTTGCAACCATGAATTGACACTCTACAGATCCGCCCAGTTCTAGTTTAGTCGCAGAGATAATACCACTTGCACCTCTCAGTTCAATAGAACCAAATGTGCCGATGTTACCACCAGTATATGCAAAGTCTCCATTAACTACAATACTTTCGCATACAATACCAGTAGTAGTAACAACACCACTTAAATTAGCAAATACTGTACCAGATGCAGAAACCTGAGTGGATGCATCACCAAAGACTAAATTATCGGTCAGGATTCTACATGTACCACCAATATTAACAGCACCAAATGTTGACTGTTTGTCAGAATTTTGAGTTACATTGCCTGTGATTGTTGTTGTATTAAGAATAGCACTAGATGTAGTTGTACCTGACATAATGCCAGTAACAACTAACTCAGTGGCAGTAACATCAGAGATACTTACAGATCCACCAAATGTGCCACCAATACTGAGGTTTCCACCAACAGAAAGATCACCACCAAATGTACCAGGGCCAGAGAAATCAGCACCGCCGATAACACCTAGACCTCTACCTAATGCAGAGTTGGTGGAACCAACACCAACAAAGTTACTTACACTAAGTTCACCACCAAATGTAGATATACCAGTGTTTCTAATAAAGATGCTGTTAATTCCAAGAGAATCAATCTGATCAACACTAATATCAGGTACGCCAGTTAATCCCTGTGCCAGACCTGCCACACCAGTAATATCACCGATAACATTGCCAATGAATCCACCACCAGCACCGAGCGTACCGCTAAATGTACCTGTCCCGACGACATCAACATTATATTGTGGATCAACAGTAGATTTTCCAACACCGATTCTACCCTCCCGATGAATAACAACTCTTGGTTTATATTTAACAGCATCTGGGTCTAAGTCATCTTGACCCCAGAATTCAACCTGACCACTTGAAGTACCACCAACACCAGTAGCAGCAGAATTATAGAGAACTGCTTGTACTTCTGGTCCTCCAGATGTCTCAATAAATCTAATGCCTTGTCTAGCAGATGCGTTAAGACTTGTGCCTTGAAAGTCAATGGTTGTATTATCACCAGTGAACTTAAGACCACCATCAGTGCCAATCATGACACCAGATGCCATGTTTAGACCAGTTCCAAATGAACCAATCCCACCTAATTCAATATTACCACTACCAGTTACAGTTTGTACGCCAATAATATCACCAACCATGGTGAGATTACCTTGCTGGGCATTACCAGTCAATGCAATGTTCTTTGCACTAAGCCCTTCAAATGTGCCGACACCACTAATAGCATCAACCTCAATTAAATCACCAATAGCAAAATCTGCCTGTGGGAATGTTACTGCAACACCTACAGGTCTAAATGCATAGATTGTTGTTCCTACACCAGGATTATCATTATCCCATACTGATGTAGGAAGATTAACTAAACCAGATCCATCACCCTCAAATCTTGTTGCCCTACATGTTCCTGAAGAACTAACTGTGAATCCTGTTGTTCCTACACCGACTTGGAATGTTGCTTCAGGTACGGTTGTACCGATACCAACAGAATATCCTACGGCAACATTAATTAGACCGTAGTGTGTAGAGTGTCCAATAACATTGACATCTCTAAAGTTGGATTGGTTCTCAACAATCAGGTTACCCCGAATGTCAAGTTCCTCTCTAGGAATAGTCGTGCCGATACCGACTAGACCATTATTAGAGATCAGGTCATTTGCATCAACCTGAATACCATCTCTAAAGTTGATGATTGTCTTGTAATTATTAGGCATTATCTTTTAGTAGGCAAGACCTTTTTACTTATTTATCCTTTAGTTCATCAACTTGTTGATTCAGGTCTTTCACTGCCTCAATAAGAAGAGGGATCAACTTATTATAGTGGACACCCTTAGTGCCATCAGGTTTGGTAGATACAGCCTCAGGGAGAACTTTTTCTACATCTTGAGCGATAACGCCAACATCGTGACCCTTATAGCTCTTGTTACCTTCCTTCCAATCGTATTCAGTACCACGAATCTGCATAACCTTGGCGAGAGGATTATCAAGTGTGGAAACATTTTCCTTCATAGCAATGTCAGATGTCTGACCATAGAAAGCAACAATGTCATCACATACATGGAGCGGACCACCACAATATGTGAATCCAGCACCACTCATGAATACATCACCAGAGAATGTAGTAAACCCGTTAAAGTTAACCTGCTTCTCAAATGTTACTTTAGCAGTGTACTTGGTATCAGTTGCGATAGCAACAGAGAATCCAGTTGCAGCATTAAGAACAAGATCACCAGATCCAGGAACTGTTGTGATCTCCGTCAGATTAGTACCAACACCAACCAGAACATTATTCAACTTAGCACCAGTTGGGAAAGAACCAGTAATCTCAATGTCACCACCAAGTTCAACAGTTCCACTAGTGATTAGATCATCAGTGAAGTTAACATCATTGGAGAATGTGACAGGGCCATCAAACTGTGACAGGATATTTTGCTGAGGACCACCCTCAACAATGATTCTCTGTCTAACAATAACTTCATCAAATACGACAGAGTTACTAGATGCAGTCTCACCAGTTACAGTAGGAATAGGAATACCGAAGGAAGATTCTTCACCACTAGATGAAGAAATACGCTTGTTACCAATATAGAAGTCACCCTCGTTATTCAAACCAGTGTAAACAATAGCACCAGCAGATCTTTCTTGTGCCTGTGACAGATATTCTTCATCATCAGTCAGAGTTCTATTCTGAACTTGAGGAAGACCAGTTGAATAGTTACCAGGACCATAACCAAGATATTCAAATGTATGTCCAGATGCACGGAGAATAGAAGGACGACGCAACTCAATAGCGAGAGGATTGACCTTTCTAATTAATGCGCCAGCATAATGTTTCGTGGGCAGTGTGCCCATAGATCCACGAATGACACGAAGAGCATCATTACCACCACCAATCAGACCCTGCTCAGATACTCTCATGATTTCGGATTCGATCTCGATGTAATCACCGAGTTTATATCTCAGATCAGTACCAATACCAGCATTTGGAACTTGCAGTCTGATAGTTGTAGTTACGGCGTCTACTTCATCTTTTAATGTCGCATGCTCACCAGCATACAAATTGGTATATCTAGATCCAATAGCCTCAGAAAGAGGAACTGACTGATTGTTACCATCGAACGCCTGCTGATACAATTTATGTCCAGCAGCATAGTTAATGTCATTAACAGTTGTGGTGGTGAATGTGGTAATACCTGCAACAGTATCAACAACAAACTCACCAACATTATTGCTGCTAGCATCTACAACCTTGAACTTAGATCCTTTTCTCAGACCATGAGGATGTGATGTTGTAATAGTCGTTAGACCAGTTGTAATATCAAAATGAGTAGATGCGACAGAGACAGAAGGTGTGACTCTATAAGCATACTGACCACTAATAACTTGTGGATCACCAGATGTTACTGCGATAGCAATACTGTTCTTATCAGGTACGCTGGTAATTCTAAACAATCCATCGCTAGTTGTACCAATACCTGTGATAGCAACAACATCACCAATACAAGAGGAGATACCAGATGTAGGAACACCAATGGAAGATCCAGGATAATCTTCAATCGTTAATGTTTCTCCACCTTGGAAACCAGAACCAGGAGCAAATACTTCAAATCCAGTGATAGTTGTAGAACCAACACCAACAGTTACAGTAGCAGTTGCACCTTGCCAGATACCACCATTTAATAGTTTTACATTATATTGTTCAGTTACACCATATCCAGTAGCAGATACTAGATTTTCATGAGCAACCAAACCATTCAGATCATGCTGGTTTGTGAAACTAACAGTACAAACACCAGCAGAGATTGCAGTGACATTAGAGATTCCATAACCAACATTGAATGTAGTAAGGAACTTGTCAACTGTTTCTCTAGTCAGAGAGTTCTTTAGATCATTAACATCAACCTTACCTAAAGGTGAGCGTCTTGCAAATGATTTTGCAGCAGGTGGATTAATTAAGATGTTATCTCTATCCTGCTGAGGATAATAGAAGGTAACATTCTGCTCATATTTCTTGGGAGTGAACTCCTGAGGTGGTGCAAAGTCTGCAGAAAGAAGTTCTAAGATGTAAACACCATCTTCTTGACCAGCAAGATATGGTTCAACAACTGTGCTACGATATACTGAGAAATTCTTACCATTATTGTTGATTGCAAATCTAGGCAGGAATAGGTTTCTGGTATTTACAGTAGAAACAAAGTTACCAGTGTTTCTTTCTACACCAGAGTTATCTGTACTGGAATAGTTAAACTGATATGCATTAATCAGACCAGTAACAGTAAAGTATCCGTTATACCCTTTGTTAGCAAGACCAGGAGTATTGTTAGAGTCCTGTACATTCTCTACAAAGATAATATCACCAACCTCAACCATGTGAGGAAGTTCAGTTGTAACAGTAACAACACCACCAGTCTCGCTGATATCGGCAATAAACTGATGATTTCGTCTAAAGTTGTTATCATCAAGAGTAATTGTAGTGGATGAGGGATCACTTGTCTTAGCAAATCCTGTGAGGCTGGAGTTCTGAACAATGAAACCACTTACAGGATCTCTAGAGTTTCCTGCTTCTTTTGGAATAACATATCTTACCTTGTATAACTTATCCTCAATACTCCTCTTATCCTCAAATCTTCTGATGAACGAGATATTTGTTCCCGAACCAGACTCTAGATTAATATTTGTTTGAATCTGAGGATAGATTGTGTTACCATCCTCTACATGTAGGAACCACTGATTCTGATTTAAGTCCCACTGAATTGGGTGACCAATTTCACCAGTTTGTTTGTCAGATACTGTACTTACAACTCTGAGATTTTGCCCACCATACAATTCAATGGGTACATTATTGATAGCATTTGAGAATGTACTAGCTACCTTAATTTCTGTGGGAGAGTTGACAATAGCGTAATAAATTCTATTGAACTGCAAACCTTCTGGAAGGTCACCACTATCACTGAAAATTCTAATCTTTTCGCCATTAACTAAACCAATAGAATCGGTTGTCATTGCAAATTGAGTATTAGGAACACTCAATGCACTTTTTTTAACACCAGTTTGATCACCAAGTGCTGCAGTAGATACACCAGTCAGAATATTTTCTGCCATGCGAACATCGGCACTGTACTCTGTACCACCAATAGATACAAACAGTTTCTCATCAAAATTAGCACCAATTCTAAAACCTTGAGATAAACTCAACGGGGGATCATCTTCCTTGTCAAAACCAAAGATGTAAAGATGACTAGAGAGACCAACATTCTTAGTCTTGCTTACATCTAACTGATAGAAACTTACAGTATCAATCTTATTAGCACCAGTATTTACATGTTGGGGTGTAGTAAGGTGCGTGATATATCCTTGGTCATCTCTCGGGAACGCTGCATCTCTGAATCCATCTGCCAATAAAGCAAATTGACCGAAGTTGGAGTTGGAGTTGGTGATTGATGCGTCGGCACCACTTTCACCAACAAAGTGAGCATTATAACCAATAGCGAAAACAGAAACAACTTGAACAACTGCATTTTCCGAAATTTTAATATGAGATTGCTCCCATCCTTGCCTGTAAATTGCACCAGAATCTAAATGATATACAGTGGTAGCATCTGTAGAGGAGGATTCTGCTGATAGCAGAGATCCAGTGACTTTTTGATATGTGATACCCTCGTAAAGTCTTGACTGATTGTTATACTTAACAAACGCACGGTCATCCTTCTGGAGTGAAATACCAGTGAACTGGGCAACAACCATCGAACGGAAACCAGTGGCCTTACTACCATCAGTATGCATACCGTTCATGCCAAAGACAGAACGCAGAGAGATATTGAAGATGTAAGGAGATGCGCCAGTTACCGTATCAGATTCAATGGTAACAACAGCACTTGTAATGTTGGATGGTGTAGCGGGTAGGTTGTTGGGAAAGGTGGCAAGATTATATGTAAATGTCGTTGCATCTACGATAGATTGAACAATGGTCGAAATATTATATTGAGATACATTTACTCCACTGATCTTAATCGGAGTGCCCGCACTAAGACCATGTTCTTGTTCTGTTGTGACAGTAATTTGAGATGTGGGGTTTAGTCCATCACCTGCAACAATACTGGCGATTTCTAGAGGGTCTGTGCCAAGGGCACCAACAATCTCATTCTCTTGACGAACTGCTTCAAAGTCACCCTGATTCTCGGGCCATTCGTATGTAATAGCACGACCAGATGCTTCTTGGAAAGCATATGTCAGCTTGTAATAATACATGCTGAGGTCAGTGATATCATAACCTTTGACTTCATTCTTACCATCAGCATACTCAAAGCATGTCAGTTTGTGGTGAGAGAATGAAGGAAATGATCTATTATCATCATTAAACTGCTGGTGGTCAGTAAATACTAGACGATCACCTTTACCATCAAATAAAGAGAATTGCCAGAAATAACAGTTACCAGTAATTCTGAATATACATGATCCAGGTACATCATCATCTGTAGGGTTGGGTACATACAGAGGACGGATCTTAGTTTTTCTAAGGTCAAGACCTACAATAGAAGTACCACGAGGTACAATAACTCCACCGTTGACTGAGTTAAACCTATAGAGTTGATTGTTTTCTACAGTTAGATCGAACTCACTAGTCAAAGACAGAGCGAATTCTGTGGTGCCTAATGTTTCAGCACCGATTGGTGATACACCTACCGCTCTAGTTGGATCTGCTGGATCTTTCTTGATCGCAAAACCAGGACGGTTGTCGATAAAGTGATCACCAGGGAACAAGAGAATAGTTGTCTTGTCAGTAATATCGTTATCGAATCCAGTCTGGTATGAGAATCGTGCAGATTCTAATAGTGCTCTCTGAATAGTCTTGAAGGGTTTCGTTAGTGAGTTACCCTGATTAGTGATGCTATCTGTAGCATCAAGATCATTAGGGTTAACATAAAGAATTTTACCTTCAGTATTCTTGATGAAATTCTCTAGCTTATTAAGTGGCATCTCTCTTCAGACTGAGAACTGTGTGCTCTGACTATTTAGACTAAATAAGCAGTGATCTCTACGGTTAATTGTCATGCCTGATATTAAACCGATGAAATGGGTTGCAATCGGAGCTGGAGCACTATTCGGTATCGCCCACATCGGACTCCTTGGTTATGTTCTTAATAGACCAGAACATCCTGAGATTCCGCAAGTCCCTGCTATTAATATTCCAAGAGGAACTCCTTACTCTTCTTATAAAATTGAAGCAGACACAGAAGGTTATAGTATTGAATATAAAGCCAATGATCCTGCGATCTTAGAGTCACATAGATCTCTAAACTTGGACAAGGATAAGAGGGGAATGTTTGGTGGCAGTCACGAGAAGCGCACTGAGACTCGTTACGACCAGTACACTATGGATGGCACCCGCAATATGGGAGGTGGGAATGCATCTGAGGGAAAGTCTGCGAAAGAAGTAGAATGTATCGTGGCGGACGCTGGAGCACGGTCACAAGGTGCAATGGCAGGTAGTGCGGTTGCTGCTGGTGTTGCTGTTCCTGCTCTTGCTAGCATTCCTTATGTTGGATGGTTAGCAGGTGGTTGGGCTTTACTTCTGGGACAAAAGGCAGGGTCCGAATTAGGATCTCAAGTTGGAACAGTATTTAATGATTGCTAATGCCAAACATTCGTAATATTAATATAAATGTCAATCAAATAGGTATCCGAGACATACCTAAATGGTTGACATCTGACCCACCTCAAGCAATACCAATCTATCCACCAGTTACATCACAAATTGGTGTACCTATTATTGATATTCCTGGTTGTGTGCAAGCACATGAGCAAGATGATGGTAAAAATGAGAATCTGAGTGGGGATGATCCTAAAGGTGTCAAGACATATTGTGATGGTCAGATGCCATCATTCAATCCCATTGACTACGATAAAGGTAAACTAAAGTTTGAAAGTGAGGCACCAATTCCTCCAGTAGCATCACCTAAAAAGGATACTAAGACAGAAACACCCAGAACAGAAACACCACCACCTCCACCAAAGCCAGAGTGTCCTACTAGAGAACAGCAATTAAAAAACCCTATAGGAAAAATCCTACAGGGTAATGAGAAAATTGTTGCTTATGAAGTAGTGGGTAAGGAATGTTTAATGGTGACTGTACCGTTAAATGTCACCGATCAAATTGTAGGCAATATACCTAACGCAGGTAAAGTTACTGCTACTGCCTCAATTGCTGTGGTAGCGACCACTGCTGCACTGCTTGCAAAACCTTTTGCTGATCTTCTGTTAAAAGCGGTGAAACCGACTGTGAAGAAGGTACTGAAGAAGATTGCTGCGATACGGGGGAAGACTGCCCCGATTGAATCGACAAGGGAGCGCCAAGATCAGCAGCGGATTCGCTCACACGCGATTCGGAAACTGAAGGGGAAGGAATAGTGTGACGATGTGGTGCAACAGTAGTTGTATTCATCACCACTACATCAGCACATAAAATAGCATTAGGGCTTTTAGGGTGGAACATAATTCCCTCCTTCAATAAATTAGCACAAGTTTTAAGTCTCGCAAGTTCAAAGTCTAACCGCTTATTGGCAGTCAGTTGTTGTTGCATTGCAATTTGAGATCGTGCTGCCTCCTTACAAAGTTTCTGTAAGTTCCTGTCTAATGGATTAGATATTGTAGCACTAAATCCTAGTGACAAATTATAGTTGTCTTTCTGTCCAGTTCTTGTTGGTTGATTCCATAATATAGCGCCAGGATTATCTGGAGCACCATCAGGGATAGGATTCCCTTCATCATCAAATGCACCGCTAAGGTCACGCATATCATATACTGGTGTGTCATAAAAGTCCTCCCACGGTTTTTGTTGAGACGCACTACCAGTTACATATGGCGTGAAATTCATAGTGGGTCCTTGACACTGGACTCCACCGCCGTAGGTATTAGTTATGTACGGTCCTTGTAAAACCTGAATAGCTTGATTGGTAACTGAGCCTGAGCTATTAGCTACAGGGGCAGCAGTCGCACTTACACCGCCCACGGTCTCTGCATGAGCAGGAAGTGCAGTCGCAAGGTTGAGTAGACATAATCCTATTGTTGGAAGATACTTGTAGTGTCGGTGACGCTTGTAATCTCGGTTGTTCTTTGAATTACTGTATGTTGTTGTAAACCAGGGCCGTGATAAGATTCCGCGAACTGAAATGCCGCTCCTGGTGTTGTCTGTGTGAAACTTGGTTTGGAACCCACGCCTGTCCATGTTGAATTCACTCCGTCAATTGTTACTGTAGTAGATGATGTACCAGGAGACAAGTTACCATTAGTGGTCACACCTGTTCCACTTGCACTATATGTATATCCAGTAGAGTAATCCATCGAGTTAATCGTCTCGGTTACTTTACTTGTAGTTTCTGTGTGGCTGGTCATTGAGCCCTGTGTAAAATTAGGCACAACGGGGACCGCCATTGCAGGAGATCCCATTAACAGTGCCAAGAGAAGTAATCTCCTCATGACGATTTACCTCAATCGATGACAGTAATTTCGGAAACAAATTGTCCTATTGCACTTGTTCCAGCTCCACCACCCGTCAGCGTAAGAGCACCAGTTGTGCTTACAGTACCTGCTAGAGATCCAGCAGTGCCAGCAGTGTAGGAGGTTTGACTAGAGAAGTTACCCACTGTTCCTACAGTCGGTGCGCTAGTTGGCACGGCATCACCTTGAAGGTAAGAAGAACTGAAAGAGAATGCTTCTCCAGCAGTTTTTTGAGTTGCTGCAATAGCACCAGGAGCATAGACACCACTGGTAATAGTTCCAGTAGAAATTGTTCCTGCCGTGTTTCCGTCAGTAGTATTTACATTTGATCCCGATACAGAATATTGAGAACCCAGTCTTGTCGCAGTGGTTCTTGCTGCATCAACGGTCAATTGCACACTAGAAGACATTTTATGAACTAATCCGCCAGCATTTGCTGCACCAGCGGTCATCAATAACATTCCAAAAGCAAGTAATGCTTTTTTCATTTTATTATGCGATTAGGAAGTGTACCTTCTTTATATAGGAGCAGGGGGACTTGAACCCCCACGACCTTGCGGTCAACAGATTTTAAGTCTGGTGCGTCTACCTATTCCGCCATGCTCCCAAAATAATTAAAATTTATAACCTTTCTATGATCTGTAGTAGAGGTAGTGCCGCTATGCATTGTATCTCTAGGAAAGATTACTATACGATTGGCAACACTCTCTACTCTCTTACCACTCTTAAAATGTGAGTATCCATCGTTCGAGTTTATGTAGAAAATAGCCGTCAAATCGCCATGGTTAGTATCAATGTGCAAGTCATTTTCAATGATTTCAATTCTCTTTGGTGAGAAATTTGCTTTGATTCTAACCCATGCTCTAGGTTCAAGATATGTGGAAAATAATTCTGCAACATATCTTTCATAGACCCATCCCTGTGACCATATTGGCATGACCATTTGATATTCATTTGGAGTATCTGGTCCTACATAATCTTTATCTTCTGGATTAGTATTTGATTTATCATATACAATCATCGAATTGTAGTGCCATGCACAATTATCAATATACTCTACGAGTTCTTGAAAATGTTTTTGTGATAAAAAATTGTCAAAGACTTTCAATTCAAATGTCATAGTAAAAGTATTGCCGACCGTATCTGGGGACATCAGTTAACCAACCATTCTTGGTAATCAGTCCACTTTGACTAGAAGTTCTAAACTTATTAATCATGGTTTCATCTTCACCATCCCACTCCCATTGTGTGCATGCATCTACAGTTAGAATTGGAATTCCACATGAATATGATGTCATATGAAGAAATCCATTATGCCACATATCGAAGGGAACAAAAGATGGATCATCTTCAGAAACCTTCGCACCATTTGTAGCATGAAAAATAATTGATATTTCAGGAATATCAGAATATTCTGTGGTTAATGGCCTTCTACCTATTTCATGATATCCCCAAAAATCATTACATATTAAACTAGCAATATTTTGATTATAACCTATTTCAATTAGAGTAATAGGATCGAGGATAGGATCTCTACCCAAACAATTTTCACCATCACAAACAAATGTCTTATTTGTTGCTCCAACAATATTTCCATCAGTATTATAATGTCTAATTTGATTTCTATTTACATTGCCAATAACCTCGTTTTCTTCAAAAAATGTTCCTAAATGTAAGTTTATCTTAGCATCTTTCTGTGCCTCTTCTACCTCTTTTAATGCATCAGTAAGTTCTTCCTTATTGTAAGTCCATCCACTATGATATCCAGACAAGGCACATTCTGGTGTCAATAGATGATCTACTTTATTTTCCTTTGCCCAATCAATAGATTTAAGAATCTCTTTTTTGTTATACTGAATATTTGTAGATACTGGAATTTGAGCACCTGCAAATCTCATAGTTTCATGATCCTTCATGGTGATTTGTGTATAACTCAATTAACTCATCACTATCCTCTTCTTCTTCAGGAAATTCAAAGACTCCCGTTGCATCATCTGTAGGGGGAATCTTTTTCTTTTCGTCAGGTTCCTGCATTTTTAACTTCCTCCCAGTCTTTATCGAAGATTTCTAAACCTTTATCGGTTAGGATATGATTATACATCTTTTCAAAGATTGATGGTGGCATTGTTACAATTTCCGCGCCATTGTACCAGGAACGGACTGCCCTCTGCACACTACGAATAGATGCAGAAAGAACCTTAGTCTTCATGCCATGCATACCATACAGGTCAGCAATAGAACGAACTACTTCTAAACCAGCAACAGATTGATCATCGAGGCGACCAACAAAAGGTGACACATAAGTAGCACCAGCTTTAGCAGCGAGAATTGCTTGTGCTGCACTAAAAATCAAAGTCACATTGACTCTAATACCTTTCAGTGAAAGATACTTGCAAATCATAAGACCTGCTGGAGTACATGGCAGTTTAATAGTACAGCAGTCTCCGAATTTTTCAGCGAGACGAAGTGCCTCAACTGTCATTTCTGACTCTGTACCAACGACTTCCATACTAATATCTTTAATACCGATGTCCCTAAGTTCTTCATAAACTTTTTCAGGTACACGGCCACTCTTCATGATAAGAGTTGGATTAGTTGTCACACCATCAATTAAACCAGTCAAATAGTACTTTTGAATGATTTTTGTGTCTGCGGTATCCAGGAAGATCTTCATAATTAAGGTATAATCTTGTTTATTTAGTGCTACCGCTCTCAACTGTTACGGGGTCAACCCACAGAATGCTATCCTCAGGAAGGAAAGTCTGACAGACCTCAAGAACACGCATGAACTCATCCATGGTCTCGCATTCAAGTGGTTTGGTTGCGTCTTGATCTGAGACACACACGAAACGACGCTTGCAAATGTCAACAAGCACGCAATCGATGTATTCTTCGTTCATGGGGTTTGTTTGTTTACCTCTATATTATAGCACCCTATCCCTGGTATGTGAAGTTGGTTGTGTCACCTGGGTAATCGTCCACCGACTGTCCCTCGTACTCTACCACCATTTCACCCAGTCGAGCAGCAGTGACAGTATAAAATGCTTTGATATTCCTTAAATGTTTCTCAGATGCGACAATAATATGATGATCAGGGTCTCTCCTGATTGCTTTTACATACATCGAATCATCTGGTCTATCATATGGTGTCAGATCTACAGTAATACTTTCATAATCAATCAATCCTTCCCAATAATCAGGTAGTCTAATAATATTATCTCCGTCTAATTTGCCTCTAATATATACTGCTGCCTCAGGACCCTCAACACAAACATGTCTCAATCTCCATCCATCTCTGTTAGGGTGTCTGATATCAAAACTCTTCCATGGTTGAACATTAATCGTTCCACTAAACGCTGTTGCTGTGACAGTGCCAGTGACATTGACTGTACCAGTAATATTTGTAATACCATTAATGGTAACTAGTGTATTGAGTGTAGTTGCAGTTGCAACAGTCAGTGTACCTGATGGTTTACCCTTTGCTAAAGGATCGGGAGAAATTACAACATTACCAAGAACTAAAACTTCACCAGTTTCTAAGATAGGCCCAGTGCTTACTACTCCTGCCTCACAATGTGTGACGGCAGCAAATGATGTTGGTAACCCATAGTAATTACCTGTAGGTCCATATCTTAATGTTGAAGTTATGGAATTATTTGTCATTAGAAGAATCCTCCGAGAGCAGATTTAACGGCACCACCAGCAATACCACCGATGCCAGTTTGTGATATAACACTGTTAGCAACAAAACCACCCAAACCCCCACTAATACCACCAGTAGCAGCACTAAATGCTGCTTTACCAACACCAAGGATAGTTGGAGATGCAAATGGTCCTAGAGCAGACTCAACTAAATCACCAGGAACAAACGAACCTGCAAACATTGACATACCAAAGGTCTTAACAATACCATTTCCTCTCTTACCTTCCTCAGTAATAGTGTTTGCTTTTAATGAGATTCTTCCAGAACCAGCAGTAATGTTAACATTTCTTCCTGCATACAAATCAATATCTTGATTCGCTTGCATCATAATATTCTTAGCATTAACCCTCACGGATCCATGCGCTGCAGTGATTGTGATATCACCATTAGCAGCACTAATTCTAATGTCAATGATGCCAGGATTGTTTTTATCACCAGAACGAACTTCTAAAGTTTTTTCTGCCGCAATCCTAGAAAGTCCTCCCTGACTGTGTGAAATTAGGAAAGTGTCATCATTATCATTAACAGCAAATACCTTGCATACCTCAGGGCCTACAGCTCCTTCAATAGGGTTTCCAGAATCAATTCTGAAATGAGCACCTCTAGAGTCAATAACTCTTCTTTTATAATTTTTTGGTTTACTTGCCATTACACACAGTCGATTGCAGAAATAATACCAACTTGGCCACGACCCTCTGGAAGAGAACCGAACACAGGTCTAAGAATTGCTCCTGACCCAGTTGCACTTTTAACTCTGAGTGTTGGTAACTCTTCGTTAAATCTCAAAATATTTAGAACCTTAACATCAATTATACCACCATTATCATCAGTAATAATCTCAAAGATCGGTGATGGTGTTCCAATCCCAACTCCAGGTTCATCTGGATCTGGGAAAGTAATTTCTGGACCCTCTGGTATAGGAACAAATACAGTTCCGCCATCAGATACTCCAGGGATGGTAATAACATCTACTATGGGGTCATATCCAGAACCAGGATTAGTGATAATAACATCAGTAATACCATCTGTGATTGGAGATGCTACTGGTGGCAACTCTGGATAAGACTCACCACTAGTAACCATGACAATTGCGATAACTTCATCTCCATTTTGTCCACCAAGAATTGCTTCTCCTACAGCACCATATCCAAAATTACATTTGTCTCTAAAGTTTACTATGGGTGGATATCTGTAACCAGATCCAGTGCTCTTCATTTTAGCACCAATTATACTACCCGTCCTTTCAATACCTGCACGAACTCCACCAAGTCCAGCATTTTCTACAAAATATCCCATGATAACTTCGGCAACTGCACCAGATCCGCCACCACCAAAGATTTCGATGTATGGTCCAGTACAGTTTTCTGGAGGACCACCATAACAACCACCACCAATAACATTGTCAGCAGATTCTCCTAACAATTCTCCATCACCAAAGATATCCCACTTACCCCACTTTCTTTCAAAATCATTAGTGAGATTTGCAGCACCTTTGGAGATTTTAAGTGCATCCATCACATAGTCAAAGGGATCTTCACCCTTCTCTTTACTAGTACCACCAACAATATATTCCTTATCTTGTGGACACTTACCCTTATTAGACTGATTACAATCAAGGAATGATGCGATACTAGCGATATTACTACTTACACTAGACAGGAAGTCTGCTACTTTGAATCCAGGTGCAATGATTTTTGCAACTCCATCAAGAGGTCCCTTCATCAAGTCTGTAATTTCATCGATTATTGCACCAACAAAAGCGCCTGTAAACTGTGCTCCCATGCATCCAGCATAGTTTCTACCACTATCAATAAGATCCATCAAAAGATCTTCAATAGTGCCAGATAATCCTTCTACTGCTTTGTTTGCAACACAACCAATCGCTTCCTGTAAGAATGAAGTAGGAGCAAGCATTGCAGTCTGAGCAGCAACACCAGCAGCGTGTGCAATAGTTTTAGATCCTGTGGCTGCTAATACTTTAGCGAAGACTTTTTTATATAATAATAGTAATCCTTTTTGACCTAACCCTTCTAACTTATCAAATAACTTCTCAATCATCGTACCAACAAATCTGTTGGCTTGTACTTCGATAATGTCTGCTGCTAATTTAACTTCATTGGCGAGATTAGTACCAGTAAGTGCAAGTCTTTCTATTTTACTAGCAAGATTTTCTACAACATTCGCCATCTCACTGATGGGATTCAACTTACAAGTATCAGCAGTTAGTACTCTAGTTCCAGTGCCAGCATTATCTGGTTTCTTTGTATCACCACCTGTTCCTGGGGTAGGTTGTGAATTCTCACTATCTTCATTAGACTCACTTTTAGGTACTCTGCCGCTCTCTGGAGTATTTGCAGTATATCCGCCAAAAGGAGCAAAAGGTGACTTATAATCTCCTGTTGCTACAGAATCCGTTCTAGGAAAGTGACCAAGGATAAATGGCATCTGCATGGCATCACCATCAAGGTAGAAACCAAAAACACAATCTCCCTGCTGCAGCATAGTAGATTGTGCATAGTTTGCACTACCAGATCCAGCAGTTGTTGGAAGAATAGCCTGTCCCCAAGGTAATTCCGAGTTAGGAACAGTCTCATCAGGACCCATGCATTCCATGGATCGGATCTTATATCTCTGACTCCAACCTTTTCCATCGACCAATTGTTCCTCTTGGGCATCAAGAGGAGCAATTTGAGCTACAAAAGGTCTAAAACCCTGTCTGCTAAAATAATTAGCATTATAGTCGAATTCTGTCGCTGCCATTAGTCTTCGTAGATCCTACATTCATCTGCATCAGGATTATTATCACAATACATTTCTAATGGTGTTGGGTCATGATGATCACCAGCCTCAATATCTTTTTTGTGGTGCTCAGCATACTCTTCTAGGTCGTGCAATTCACTCTCAATATGACGACGCATCTGTGGATTAGTTGTTGGATTCTCAAGGATTTCTCTATCCTTTTGGATGTGCTGTTCGATGCTTTCCATATTACTTTTGTGTGTTAATACCATGATGATCTCTAACCACTCTCATACAAGTGTATGATTTATTTGGAAGGAACTTATGAGTGATTTCCTTAATAATATATAGACCACTCTGTTTGCGGTCTATATCCTGAGTACCCACAGTCGTCTTAGGTAATTCTAAGAAAACTGGGTCTCCTGCACATAAATTAGTGTTCACTGGAACCGTGACGGTATAGTCAATATTAAAAAATGAACTATACCTAGATGCTCCCTGAGCAACTTCATCAAGTGGGTTGTAACTAATTGCTGTAGATACTCCAGCAACCAGTGTCCCTACATTATACACCCCACTGAGAACTCTGGGAGCCCACATTGTTGCTGGAATGTTTTCTGGATCTACAATTAATGGAAGATCTTCCTTCTCTCCCAAATAAGTCTTAGGGTCAGATAAGATTCTAGCTTCGTTTGGTGGAGTAAAGGTAAAATCTAATGGATTGAAGTAAACACGATATGAAGAAAATTCTCCCCTATTAAGTGAATTACTAAGATCTACAGCTTTGTTTTCTTTGAAGTCAAGTATTCCAGTGGCATTAGTACCTTCATACTGATTTCTCATATCCTGTCTATAATAATATTTCTGTACAGTTGCTTTATTTTCTATGGCAAATTTAATCAAACCATCGATAGATCTAAAATTAAATCCTCTTTTTGTTTGCCAAAAGAAGAATCCTGCGGATTTACTTTTAGAATCAACAGGAATTGCTTTTGATGCTAATTGCATTGCCCATGTGAAAGGCTTTCTCATATTACCAAAGAAAGGATATATATTCTCTGTTTTCTCAAAGTTAACTGGTTGCAGAGGTTCTACTAGTCCAATGATTTCTGCCAAACACTGATCTATAGTCCTATCAACATACTTTCTGGTAACTCTACACTGATCATTTGTGATACTTTCTCGTGACACCAGGTGCAACATAAAGAATTCACCTTGTCTATCATTAATATGATTGGTTACTTTATCAACATACATTACATATTCAAAAAGACCTCCTTTGCCTATTAAACTATCAACTGGAGTTTTGATCTTAAAATTTACTCTTTCGCCACCCTTGATAGGAAGTCCATAATATAATCCTTGCCCATCAACAGTATTACCAGTATTTGAAATTTGAATAATGGCAGTTGTCACTGGAGAGTATAGATCTTCATAGTACTGAAAATCAATAACGCCACCAATAATAGACACTACTTTTTTATTATCACTTGATGTGATCGTAAATTCTTGATATACAGATGCTCCAGTTACTGCAGACATTATGTGAATTTCCTATTGAGATTCTTTAAAATTTTTATATAATCTGGGTTATAACCTGCATATGCAGCAGTAAATTCGTTTGATTCTTCAGCAGAGGTGTTTTCCTTGGAAGACTTTTCACTATCAATATTTAGAGATGCAAGTGAGAATGGAACTATTAACGAATCTCCTTGTGTTGTTTGATAAGAAGGTAACATTGATGGTGGTTTCTCCATACCTTTCAATTCCGAAACAAGTCTCCTAGGTGGACCAACAACTTCTCCAGTAAAGGGAGCACTGCCAGGGAATCCATATTCCATGGGATTAATTGCATTCCTTCTAGGATATCCAGTAATACCTTCTGCTTTACCAAGTTCCCAATGCAAGTGTGGTCCACTAGATCTTCCAGTTGATCCTACTCTACCAATAACATCTCCTGGCTTAACCTTATCACCTCTATTATATGGAGTCGGTTCCAACATGTGTCCATAAAAATGCTCTAGTCCATTTGCATCCATGAACACAACATAGTTACCATAATTTTTTTCAAAATTCTTATCAGTGATAGTAGAATCTGAGGGAACCGTAAGCGCAGAACCAGACTCCGCAGGGATATCTAATCCCATATGATTTCTTCCAGCACCAATACCATCTCCTATGGCAAATCCAGGAGGTTTTTTGCCAGTATCTTGGAATATTAATCCAGATGTTTGTGGTTCTACTCCAGGAGAAGGTGCAGGTCGTTGAGATTGAGCAGGTGCTTCTATTGGAGGTTGAGTTGTTACTGGTGGGGGAGTTTCCAAAATTTCATTTACCCTGTTGTCATATTGATTTTGAGTTATTTCTCCAGAATCTAATTGACTCTTTGCTTCTTCTAGTTGTTCTGTTTGTTCACTTGATCTTGTTGGTGCTAGTGGTGTTGTTGGTTGTGGATCAAGAGGTTCTAATCCTAACTTTTGTCTGGCATCACGAATTTCTTGTTCACTTTGTTCTTTTAAATCCTCTAGGTCTTCAATTGATTGTTTAAATGTGGTGTCTATGTCCACATTCAATTGATTGAATGAGTCTGTGAGTTTTTCAAATTCTTTGGTTACCTCTCTTTCACTAGTAAAAATCTTACCAGATATTAAATCTCTACTCAATGCTGCTGCAGTGTTGTATATCCCATCCATGACTGCAGTCACACTATTGATAATTTTGACAAAATTATTTTTCAAGTTAACAACAAAATTAGTTACATCCTCAATAATTACCACAACTGTGGGTAGATTATTAATTAACCAGTCAAGGATGACCCAACCAGCGGCTTTCAACAACCCAGAGAATAAACTCTTAGATCCTTTTACGGCAGCATCAATTCCACCTTTAATAAAATTATTTGGTTGTTTTGCTTCTATAATTTTTTCCTTGCCTTTCGTTCTAGCAGTATCTGCTTCTAATCTATCGAGTCCTAATTTTGTATTGTCTCTAATTTTATTCTTTCTGATATCTTGACCAAGTGATTTCCTAATACCCTGTGTGGTCTGCCTAACAGAAAGCAGACCAACATCAACGATATTTAATGCTTCATTGGTGGGGATTAATTTCATTAGCTATACATAGAGAATGCAAAAGCAAGATGATCATTAAAAGGATTAGATGTTTCTATGATAGGAAATGAAGTTGCCGATGGAGTGGACGCAACTGGTTCCTCAGTAGGAATACCTCGGTCATCAATTGGAATAACAGTTACCAATGGATTAGATGTACTTTCTTCTATATTACGAAAATTCCTAGAGACTGGTTCAAGTTTAATTCCTAGTTTGTTGTCATCAATATCAATTATCTGTGCTGGTTTTATGTTTGTTGGTGTATTTGATTCTGGTATTTGCTCTACAGAGGTATTAGAAGTTGCATTAGTTGGACTGCTAGATGTTTTACCCAGATCTTTTTCTAGTCTTTCAACCAATCCATCCAAATCTTTTAATCTACCAGGATCAGCATCTCCAGCACGAATTCTAATTCCAGTTTGATCCTCAAACAATGGAATATCAAGAGTCGAAGCATTGAACATAGCTGGGTTAGATAAATCTACTCTAGCATTGAAGAATTTCTGAGCATCGTTTGACAGTTTATCTCTCAACGATCTAACAAAATTCATAGATTTAACAATCTGCTGCTTTAAAACTGCAAGACTATCAAACTTCCGTTTATCAGCAGCAGATAGTTCATCATAACCACCACTAGCTGTAAGTGCTGCTTCTACCTCTTTCTCTAGTTGATCATATTTGTCATCATATAATTTTACTTTTTTAATAGCAGCAGTAATATCATTAAATATCTTCAGATCATCCTCAGTTAAACTCTCTTTTAACAGATAATCAAATTCTCCTGATTCAACTGACCTCTCATTCGCCTCAATTTCATTAAGAAGAGCACCACCAGGGGTGAGAGCTCTATCAAACAGATTTGGTTTTGCTAATCTAGGTTCCTTTAACAACAACTGTGCTTTTTGATTCGCAAGATATCTCATTGCTGCTTCTTTGCCCTCGCTAGCCATGATGTCCATGACACCCTGCGTATAGGACTCATAACTAGATCGACCGCCACTAAGTCTATCATTTCTAAGGATATCATAAAGTTGGATTCCAGCCCCTATCGCTAAAGCACCTAGCATTACATAGGGATTTGCCAATAGTCCAAGTAACTTTGGAAGGTTAAGCAACATTGATGTAAGAACACCACTGATTGCTCCAGTAATAGCACCAATACCACCATTCAGAGCAAGTGCAATACCACCAGCGATTGCTAATCCTTTAATGATGTCATTCTTTATTTTTTCAAATGCTTCATTATCACCTTCTGACCATGCTTCCAAAGCATCTATTCCCTTTATTCCCAACCATCCTAAGAACATAGCCTCAAGGGCTTTCATCAACCTACCAAAAGGACCATCTACTTTTTTCTTGAGAGACTTAAGAGGTTTGAGTAATCCCTGCTTAATAGAAGATTCAAGAAAGTTTTCTTTGGTTCCCTTCTTTAATTCATCAGCAGATTTTCTTTTCTGCTGAATTTCCTGCTTATCTTCCTGTGCATCTTGAGCACTTCTTTGCCCAATTAGATCTGCAATTGCACCCAAATTTCTTTGGATTGCAAAAATATTTTTATTTAAAGAATTAAATTGCTTTACAGTTAAATTACCCTCAGGAACTCCAGGGTTGTCCACTCTACCCTCGGGAGTTCCTTCTTTTCCTGGTGGAAGTAGTTTTGTGGGATCAATAACCATTAGATTGCTGTGCTTTTAAATTCTGTTCTTCGATGAATTGCTCCAATAAACTAAGATAAATGTCCCTTTCCCAAGGGATCATGTTTTCAATATCACTCAGAGAGTATTTATGATGTTGCATGAGGGCGAAATTTACTTTGTAGTAAGCGACAATATCCTCATGCAGCATCGCTAACTGAAAAAAGATGCTAATCCCTCAAGTACAACCTCATTTTCTACACCAGTATTTGGGTTTTCATACTTGACAGTGTGAGAAAGTTTGGGCATTGTATTGAAGAAATGTTCAATCTCTTTGAACTGAGACGAATTTAGTTGTTCAACAAATTCAACCCATTCCTTTTTAGGAGTATCCTTTGATTCCCATGTCTCTTCATCTGAATAAATCATGTCAATGCATGATGCAATAACATCAAAAGAAGATTGTAGGTCAAGTCCATCTCCAAAGTTTTGAGTGATGAATTCACCCAAAGATGGATACTTCATCCTGAGAGTTAAAGTATCATCTAGTTTGATATCAGATTTGTGCTCAGGATAATCAACTACCTTAATTTCATCAATAAAGATAGTCAAAGGAACCTTAGTTTCCCCATCATCTTGACAGGTGACAATGACATCAATAGATTCACCTACAGATTTGCCACGAACATTTAAGAAGAGATATTCAATATCAAATGTGGAAAGTTCATTTACTTTCACACCACGAGTGATAATGCATGCTGAGAGAACATCTTTGATTGCCCTTGCAATCTGCTCGATGTCTTCACTTTCCATTGCCAGAACAAGAACTTTCTCTTCTTTAACTAGAAATGGACGATACTTAATTTTTTTCTTAGTGGACGGAATAATCAACTCAAATGTAGGAGTTGCAATTTTTGGTAAAGCCATAATGATTGATGAGTGTTTTTATTTATTATGATCCTTGATAAGGAATTACATCAAGTCGAATAGCACCACCAGAGGAAGGAGGCAAGTCAGAGTCAACTTTTCCAGAAGTAGCACCATCTCCTCTAGGTTTTGATGAGTATTCAAAATCTCCAGGATTAAATTTGTAATCGAAACTAAGGTCAATATCAGGAACATAATTAGGTAATGTTCTTTGATCAGATTTAGCATCTAAACTACTAATACTGCCAAGGACATAACGGTCATAAGAGAATGTGATTGTTACCTCTAGAATTCTGTTGTTGGCATAATCTACAGCAGATGGAACAATGTTAGTCGGGAATGCATTGATAAAGGTATAGTCTACCTTTTGAAAGTGATCTTTGTCAAATTTTGTTATTCCCATTTGACTACATTTGTAGTTGTCGGGAAAGATCATTCTATTATAGTATGCTTTCTTATCTCTGGATACCTCTCCACCACTTGCAATAAATTCTTGCCACAGTTGGAAGAATTTTAATACTTTATATTGTTTATCCACAATAAATGTGAATGAACTGTCAGTAAAGACTCTGGTGTGAGCATATTTTTGGGTGATACCCATATAATTGCCCTTGATCTGAGCCGTAGCAAAGGCAGCACCAGGAAGTTCTGCTCCTTTACATAACAGACTCAGTTCTCTACTCAGAAAATATCTTGACAGTAATGGTTCTTTTTGTTGAATAAAACTCAACAACCCAGAGGGAAATGCCAAGAGTTGAAACTCAAAATGATTAGTTGTTGCCACATTAGTGAACAACGATCTAATCTCTTCTGTGGTTCTTTTCCTGGGGTAATCTCGTCGTGGCACGCTAAATACCTAAGGTTAAATGTTTATAATGGCATACAAAGGTAAATTTCAACCTAGCAATATTGAAAAATATCGAGGAAACCATCGTAACATTATTTATCGCAGTTTATGGGAACGAAAGTTCATGGTTTACTGTGATAGGAATGAAAACATCCTTGAATGGGGTAGTGAAGAGATTGTTATCCCATATAGATCACCTTTAGATGGTAAAATCCATAGATACTTTCCCGATTTTTATATTAAAGTTCGCGAAAACAACGGAAGTGTCCAGCGATATATTATAGAAGTAAAACCAAAGAAGCAGTGCATCGAACCTAAGGTACAAAAGCAACGAACTAAAACATATATTCGTGAAGTTGCTGAGTATGCTAAGAATCAAGCAAAATGGAAAGCTGCTAAGGATTACTGTGAGGATAGATTATTTCAATTTAAGATCTTAACAGAAGACAATCTAGGTGTATGAGCAGGTTACAACCAATTGTAGATAATTTTACTGGCCTTGAAGGACCAGATAATATTTTTATGAGTATGATGGAGGTATTGGATAACTTAGAAATTATTCCTGAGGGTGGGAAGTTTTACACTTTTATATACAAAGCAAAAACACCTAATATAAGATATGACGAGTTCCCACTAATTGCATGTATCGGTGTAGAGAAGTGGGGTTTTATTGGATTTAATTTTCACTGGAATTTGACAAGAAACTACACTTGGGAAGAGGTTCAAAGTCAACTATATGTTATTGAGGCAAATGAACTAGAAGATGCCAGATCTTTATCATACGCAAAATTCTCAATGTCCTCATAAATAGGAAATAAAAAGAATGTATAAGAATTCTTCAAAATTATTGAGATATCCGTTGGATGTGATCGATTCCACGACGGATTATATGTTCTTAGAGGTTCTTGAGTACAAACCTGGCGGATTGCCAACTTTAGCTGGTGGAGGAGGTGCAGGTGCTGCAACAGCAAGTAGTAGTGTCTTTGGTTTTAAAAAGAGTGCAAAGAGCAGTATAGTTTTACCAGTTCCAAATACAGTTTCAACTGTAAATAGAACTGGTTGGGGAGAATCTAAACTATCTGCACTTGCTGGTACTGGACTTGCAGCAGCAGGCATAGGAATGAATAAATTAACAGGTCAGGGAGACCAAGATTTAGAGACATTTATAAGAAGTCAAATCCCCACTACTAAGGGTGGATTTGATGTATATCGAAATTTTGTAAGATCTAAAGCTTCAGTCGCTATAGTTAATGCAGTAGCAGGATCATCAATTTCTTTAAATGATGTTTTAGGTAGAACCTCTGGTCAAATTGTCAACCAAAATGTTGAACTGTTGTTTAACAGTGTTAGTCTTAGACCATTTGGATTTAACTGGGACTTGACTCCTAGAAATAAGAACGAATCTCAAGCAGTACTGCAGATCATAAAAACTTTAAAGATAGCATCTGCAGCGAAGAGAGAATTAGGCGCAAATGGTTTTCTACAAGCACCAGATGTATTCAGGTTATCTTACAAAAAAGGTATCGATGACCAGAAATTTCTAAATAAATTTAAGATCTGTGCCCTGACAAGTGTTGGTGTAGATTACACTGGGTCTGGAATTCACGCAACATATGATGATGGCACTCCAGTTCATTACAGACTAAACTTATCGTTTACTGAACTTGAACCAGTTTACGCTGATGATTATGACCAAGTAGATGCTGACGAGGCAGGTTTCTAATGTCAAACTCATATTTCAGTCTTTTACCAAATTTTCAATACATCAATCCAAATAGAGTTGGTGGTAGAAAGAAACAATATGTAGAAGTAAAGAATCTCTTTCTTCGTATGAAGATCAGAGACTCTGTATTTTTTAACGCAACTAATTTTAGAAAGTACAATATTGAGGATGGTCAAAGACCTGATAATGTTTCTCAAGTATTGTATGGAGATCCAAATTTTGATTGGGTTGTTCTTCTGACTGCTAACATTATCAATGTTAGAGACGAATGGCCTCTGTCTAGTAGATTACTATATGATGTAATGTATGACAAATATCAAGAGAATTTAAATGCCACTCGTCAATACGAAACAAAGGAAATAAGAGACTCTAATGGTAGACTTCTGATGCCTGGTGGTCAGGTTGTTGATCAAAGTTTTAGAATCAACGATCCAGAAAATCCTGGGCAACTTGTAAACCCAACTGTGGCAGTTTCTAACTGGTTAGTTGAGGTAAGAAAAAACAATAAAAAAAGAACGATTAATGTACTGAGGAAACAGTACCTTACATCGTTCGTTAATGAGGCAAGAGATCTCTTGCAATATCAGGAGTCTTCTCAGTTTAGCACTAAACTCAGGCAAAAAATTGCTTTTGAGAATAAGAACTAGATAAGACTCAATAAACCGTTAACGCTTTTCTTAGCGTTGATATCGGAATATGGAACTGCGGGATTATCGATGAGATCAGGAGACTGGCCTCTCATGTTGGCTACTCTCGTTATCTCCTCGTTTTCCTTCTCGTTTGCTAGATAACGACTTTCCAGGATCTGTGTCGTTATCACTTTTGCACTTGCAATCTCCACATCCACAGCTGAACTTGAGTGGTTGTACTTCCATGCGTTTCTGAATACTGTTGTGGGCAACTCAGTGTGAGAAATCAAAGAGTATTCTGCAGCGGGTACATCCTTTGCGATAATATCGGCATCGGATAGTACACACTGATCTGATGGAATGACGACATTGCAATAGCCATCATCTCCATTATAAACAATTACTTTATTGCGTGACATTTATCAAGCAGCAGCAACTACAATATTTTGAGCGGATGAGAATCTGTGCTTAATTCTTGCTTCTGCCATAGAAGCAGATTCAGCGAAAATCTCTACCCTTTTAGTATTTGTATTATCACCATCATCAAAGGTGACAACATATCTAGTGCCAGTGAAAGCCATCGTTGAAAATGTAAAAACTACAAAAGGGAGGTTTCCCTCCCCAATATTTATATCATTCTTCAGCGAGACGCTGGAAGTATGCTAGAGCATCATCTTCACTCTCTTGAGGACTCATCTGCGGAGCAGAAGAACTGGCAGAGAGAGTAATGTCAGGATCGTTAAAAGACCCACGACCTTCAGACTCATCTTCAAAAGATTCATCAACAACAGGTGCCTTAGGAGTTGCAGTTCCAAGGACATAGTTGAGACGCTTCTTCAGATCCTCATAGGACTTAAATTGTGAAGGATCAACAATCTCGGAGAGAGAATATTCTTTCTTCCAGATTGCTTCCATTGCGTCATCATCATCCAGAAGCGGTGCTTGACGAGCAAACTCAGAACTGTCATAGTTCCAGTAACCAGCGACTTTCTTGATCTTGATCTTAAAGTCTGCACCTGCCCAGAAATCAAATGGGTTGATTGGTTCTTCATCTTCAAACTCAGGTTGCATAGCAGCCATAACTTTGTCGAAGATCTTCTTACCAAACTTATAAAGGAATACTTTACCTTCGTTGTCAGGATTTGCTTTGTCCTGTACAACATAGATGTTGGAATAGTAAGACAGTTTACGCTTCTGATCGCGAGCAATTGCCTTATCAGATTCTACACCACTGTTCCAAAGACTCGTATTGAGTTCGGATACAGGATCCTTACCACCATTGGTAGTAAGAGAATTTTCGATATACCACCCACCAGGGCCTTTGAAGGCATGGGAGTACATTTTTGCCCACGGAAGGTCTTCACCATCGGGAGCAGGAAGGAAACGGACAACTGCATATCCATTACCAGCTTTATCGACCTCTGGTTTCCAGAGACGATCATCAGAAGATCCACCCCCCTTATTGGTTTTCTCAACTTCCCTGACCAGTTTAGCGGTGAGGGATCCTAGGGAGGACTGTTTCTTGAGTGATGCAAATGACATTAGATTTGGCCTGTGATTGGATTTGGCTTGTGTTCGGGTCTATTATAGGGCGGACCCACGCCCTGTGTCAAGAAATCTGTTCTCTGACTTTTGTGAGGGTCTTCTGCATATTAGCAAAAAGAACACCACAGTCAACATCCTTAGGGAATCCCATCAGGATAGCAGATCTGCGAACACTCTCACGCATTTCTTGTGCGCGAGGGTCGTCAGAGAGTGACATTCTTGTGTAGAGAATTCTCTGCTTCTCAAGGAGAAGGTCAAGTTTGTCAATGTGCTCAATTTTATCTTCGCGATCTAATTTATCAAACGAAAACACTTCAGTATAAATTTCTTCCTGAAGTTCATTAATTTCTTGAATTTCTTCTTGTACTAGTTCTGAATCGAAGAAGTCTGACATCATTTCTCTCTGCCTGGCTTTATTTAGAGCGGTAACTTTGCTCTAGTGGTCTTTTTCATAAAATTAAGATCCTGAGCATCGCGCTTCAGTTTCTCCTTTAAAGGTTTAGAAATTAGTTTATTAATAGAATCTACTTCTATACTATTTTCTTCACAAAAAAGAACAATTGCCTCAATGTAATTAATCTTTTCTTTTAGTACGAGAGATTCAATCTCCAAAGAAAACTTTGCGGCATTCATAAATTTTTTGCCCAAAGCTTTTGTTAGTTCATTTTCCATTTAAGTGATACTCTGCGAAGTTTCTGATGTATTTGGTAAGTAACTTCATGTACTTAAGTTTATCATATTCCTCATACACTTTGCAATCCCCATTTTCACATGCCATTATAATAACAAATTTCTTAACGGGTGTGCCAGTGAGTTCATAGTACATGCAAGCATAAGCAGCACATTGGACAAAGTAACCTTCAATCCACGCTAGTGGTTTTGGTTTTGCCGATGTCTTAAAGTCAATAACTGCTAATTCTCCCTCATACTCAGCGATACAGTCTACAGTGCCAGCAACGCCCAGTTGCTCACTGTAGAGTGATCCTTCTAGAGTGTGAATGTTATTGATTTTGTTTAGATCGGGTTTAGCAATCTTAAACAGAAAATCAGGAAGAGGCTTTACCTTGGGGAGATTGTTATTCTTAAGGTAATTCTCTGTAAGCGTGTGCATATCAGTGCCACGACTCGTAGCAAGTCTGGTCTTTAGATTTGCTGCCTCTTCTCCAACTCTTTTACGCCACTTGACGAAGATTTCTCTATTATAAAAACTAATAATAGAGGTAATGGATACCATCTTTGTATTAGGAGTTTCATAATATCTTACACCATCAATGGTGTTTCTCTCTAAACGAGGGAGTTCAATTTCAAGATGATTAAACATTACATACCGAGTGCCAATTTAGTAGCGAGATATTCTTTACAAAGACCAGAACGAACGATGTCATCCACACCGAATTCAATAGTAGCGAATGATGGCATTTGTTCCAGGATCTTCATGAAATCCAAGATACCATTACGCTCATAAGTTTTGGTTAGGTCAGTTTGGGTAGCATCACCACAGAAGTGGATCTTAGTATTCTCACCTACCCTTGTGATTATACTATCTAATTCATGAAAATTCAAGTTTTGACACTCATCAACGATAACAATTGCGTCATCAAGAGTGGTTCCACGGATGAATGAGGTAGACCAGAATGAGATAGTTTCTTGTGATTTGAGATTACCATACAGCATCTCAAAATCTGCTGCTGTAGGCATCTCAAACATATACTTCACCATATTCTTATAAGGAATTTGGTAAAGGGCAGACTTATCCTCATGGTCTCCAGGAAGAAAACCAATCTCTCTAGTAGAGACTAAAGAACGGACAATGTATATTTTTTGGAAAGGGGAATATTCGTCAAGAACATCCTTAAGCGCGTTGTACAGAACGATAAAGGTTTTACCTGTACCTGCTGCACCATAGGCAAAGATATTCTTTCCTTCAGAGTAGTCCTTAAATAAAATATTTTGATTATCCGTTAGAGGTTGAATATCAACAAGAAAATCAGTGTTGATTGGTTTCTTCCTTCTCATCTGCTTAGCAGTCAATCCAGCGCCGACTGGTTCGGACTTTCTCTTTCTAGGCATAAGGTTAATCGAGGGTTAGTTTTTGGCGGTTTTGACCCGTTTTTTCTGCATTACGCAGGACTTCATTCCATCCAGGTTTGGAAATACGGAGTTTGTCTTTCCATTCACCAACCTCTCCAGGAGAGGGGCATGTAGAAGGATCAGACCAATCTCTCTTCCAATCTGGATTGTCTTCGCACCACTGAGGCCAATCGTGAACACTAAGAACTACTTCTTTTTGCTCACCAGTGTTTTTGTTAACTATAGGGTAGGTAGCCATAACAATAATTTACACAAATTTATTTATCAGCACCAATCCATCGCCTTTCCGACAGTAGGATACTGCTCGCAGAAGATAACTTTTGCTTGATTAGCAATATCCATGTGTTCTGCCTGAGTGCCATTGGCGCTTCTAAGGGCGATATAATGGATCCAGGAGCGACATGAGCCTGTCATGTAGATTCTGGTAGGTACGGCGAGGGGAAGCACCATCCTGGCGCATTCCTTGGCAATTCCCTTGTCTAACATAGTCTTGTACAGATCAAGACCTTCATCAAAATACCTCTGCATGGCCATCTCAAATTGTTGATTAACAAAAGGATCAACATCATCGATAGAGTTTTGACGATTCTTAGTATCTTGTCTGCGAAGTTTTGGTAAAGGAATACTTTTTGACAGCAAGGTAGAATCAGCATACCGTTGAGAAAACTCTTGATATGTGAAACTACGGTGCCTCAAGATTTGAGCCGCGATTGCCCTAGAAGTTTCAATTTCTAGGGTCATATATGCTTGCTCAAACACTGACCAGTGACCATGTTTAATACAATATTTCAACAATCCTTCAAAACTAGGATTATCCTGATTTTTTGGATTTGATACTCTGGCGATATACGCCATTGTTTCTTCAGGATTCGGAGTCGCTTGCAGCAGTGTCACTTGTTCCATTCATTCCTCTCATGTGTTTTAATTTCAATCCTTTCTTGGCGCGTTTTCTCGCCTTCCTCATGTATAGCAATTCTGCTTCTGAATATAACCAGGGTTGTTTAAGTGCCTCCTTGGTTAGACGAATCGTATCTTTCATCCGCATAATAGACCTCGTAATACTTAATAATTCCGTGTGTGATCATATTTCCTTGGGATACCCAATCATGGGCACACGCATATATGCTCTGGTTTGAATATTTAGGGGAACCATCAGAATTCAAGTCACTACCGTAACGCTTCAGTAAGAGTGCCAAAGACTTCTCTCTGACCTCCATTTTTTCGGGAGTATATCTCCAATCAGTCTGGATATCCGTCATCGTCTCCTTCTCCAAAATATTCTACTGGATCATCATAATTTTCACGCTTATCTACATAAGCGTCTTTGTCTGCAAAAACTTCTGATTCTAATTCTAGAATCAATGCTTTAAGGGTCCGAACCAGACCTTTCAAAACTACTCTATCCATAAAATTTTCGTTTCAACCATTTTACATAAAAAAAGGAGGAGCGTCAAGCCCCTCCCCGATTATATGTAAGCGTGATCACTTTGTGTAAGTTTCACCGCGATAGCAAAATGTACCGTGAGTGTCCTTACTCTCAACACAGCGAGTATCATACTTCACACCACGATAGGTAGTGTGAGAGATCTGCGCGTCATGCAATGCAGAAGACTTTTGGATCTGCTTGCGAATGAGGTTAAGTGTGTTCATTTGTTTACTCCTAAAGTAGTTGGATTTTTAGGTCCGTTCCTTTAGTCGTTTGCGTCCCAATAGCAGTATGGTGTTGATTCCTTTACGGTTTCAACTAACTCAACTTTTACCTCATGAGGAATATTCTCATTTGCTTTCATCCTCAGCATAATAGCATCGGCATCAGCACAGGCAATAGTTGAATATAGTAATATATCTACCATGGGATGAACGCTCCGTTCCGCGACTTACTTGCGTCCCCGAAGGGATGAACGACAGGTCTCATTATAGACCACTGACATTATTTAGTCAAGTGTGTTCGTATCAACATGAACCGTTTTTGAAAACCCTACAGTTCAAAAAATATCTGGGATTTTTTTACCCGATATTTGGGATTATTTTTTGGATTTTGATGCAGGACTTTTATATCCATACATTTTTGGATTGACATTACCCTCGGTCTGTTTCCAACCGATGAATCCTGTCTTATACTTATCCCAGTAATGATCAAAAAGATCTACTTGTTTATATGCAGATGAGATGTCATATTTTTTATGACCCTCTTCATCACGATATTCGATTAGAAAGGCCGAGTATGGCAATTTTTTGTCTTTTGCCAACTCGGGATCACAATCTTCAAATAAGACTTGTACTTTACTCAACGACGATTCCCCCAGTCAACATCAGGATATGCTTCCTTAATAACATTATGTGTAATACGGTATTTTTTACTCATTTGTTTGTCTTTAACCAAACAGATGAGTTCTGCCTCGTCGGGGTGTAGCGACTCCAACAATTCAATAAACAGAGATTCTCTACGAGTTCTCTTGAGAGTGTCATTACCCCCTTTTACATAATTATAGAGAGTCCTATACTGACTTGCTAGTTTGCTCTGTGAGTCAACACTAGGCGAGTCATTTGGTGTGTAAGGAACTTCACCGTCAGGTAAAGCACTTTCGATACTATCATCGAAATTCCATACAAATAAGGAAACTAAAGCAGGAGATCTGTGTTCCTTGAGTAGGTTGATTTTTGCTGCTTTAGTTTTTGCACTTGACACCGCTTGCAAAATTTCAGATTGGAGCGGATGTGGGGGTAATTTAGCCATGAATTCAATTAGGGATTAATCTTCAGAGTCATCGTCATCCTCAAAACGGAAAGCGATTAAAGAGTCGGGGAGAATATTGCCGTTCTCATCGTACATCTCAGGGTGTAGAACTGGTTGCTCTTGACGATCATGGTGATACATCATATATTCTCTAAGCACCCATCCTAGCATACAACCGACAATCAGGGCACCAATTACTAGAAATGACCCTGCAACTAAACTGACTGCCAACAT